TATAAGTTGATGCACTTTTATTTATAAATGTTACATGGTTATTTGGTGGTTGAGTATATCCTACCACATTATTGTCAACTCTAATAAAATCAAATTCAGAATATTGGGGGTAACCTTCCCAAGGGGTGTTAGGATTTGTGGCGTAAAATATTGCGTTATTAAGCGCATTTGTGTAATACAAATTATCTCTATATGGAACATAGGTTGTTGATCCAGTGTATTCATTTTTAAATATAAAAGTGTATTTAGTTACAGGTCTAAAAATTGTTGATGATTGTCTTTCATCATCAAAAACCTGTTGTAAACTTAAATCAACGTTTCTATCAAATTCAACTATTTCTTTTTCAGTTTGTTCCAATGGAAGATCAATAAAAAGATTGGTATTACTTGATCCTTTATATCTTAAACTACCTAATACAATATTTGTTGGGTTGTCTATCATTTTATCCTTCGGTATTTACGTATAATTTAACAAACTTATCAATTGCAGTTTTACCATTATTTAACCCAAAATAAAAATGGAATGGAGCTCCAACTAAAACTTTATTTGTGACTTGTGGTGTTGGTAATGGTTGACCATTATCAAAATTAGTTATGATACCTAATTTAGTGGTTGAAGATCCAAAATATGGGTCAATATTAAAATCTAAATTTTGATACCCTTTATGAAAGAAAGGTGAATACGTATTCCAATTATTATTTTCAGACCCAAATATATTTGGTGATGGATTTATCATCCATTTATAATGAGGAACATCTTGTGTTTTTGGAAAACCATAGTAATCTTCTATTAATGGTGATTGACTATATGTTTCAATACCAGGAGTAAACCTTCTTCTATATTTATATTCATCAGTTGGGGTTTCAAAGAATATTCCAAATACAGGTCTTGGTGGCACTGAGTTATCATTACCAAAATATATTGAGCTTGGATTAGGGTAATTTTCAAAAATAAATGGGTTAATTTTCCATTCAGAATTTATTGATAATGCTTGAGCAAAATCACCATCTATTCTATCCGCCTCTCTAGTGCTATTAAAGAATTGGATAATACCCTTACCTTCGGTACTACCACCACCTACCGCAATAGGTAAGATTGATTGTCTAAATGTATCATTTAACAATCTAGATAAAAATCCAATTTGGATTATATCTGATGTGTCTTGATAAGAAGTAGATTTAACTTGATCAACCATATAACCATTAAAATTTGAACTATTACATATCTCAGTAATAAACTCATCTCTAGGTCCTAAATCAGCAATTGTTGTTGGAAATTGAATTTGTTTTTCATTATAACCTAATCCAGGATATCCATCAACTATTGATGATGGCCAGTTTGGATTAACCAAAGGTTTGTTTTTCCCGATGAATTCTTGTGTACTTTGTTTCCATGGTGAAGATCTATAATAGAAACCATTAGTTAATTCATTAAAAACAATAACATCATCACAAAAATTATATGTTGGTATAGTAGACAAGGCCGCATATGTTGTGGTTTTATTAAATGAGAACATATATAAAACTCCATTTATCCAATTGTTTTGAAATGTTTGAGCAAATACACCACGACAAGCGGCAAAGGTAATTGTAAATCTTGTTTTCCACTCTAAAAATAATGTCACATCTTCACCATATTCAACTAAATATTTTTTATTTAGTAGACAATAACACCCATTTTTAACTCTACCTTCTGGAACAATACATTGATCTGCAGGTATAATAGACACATCATTACCAGATCCCTGATAACATTGTAATGATACCATAGTATCACAATCAAAAGTTTGTGTAGGACTATCATATTGTTCTCCCGATATCTCAAGTGACATACCTGACCCTGATGTGCCTGGAGTGCCATCGGAAGTATAAAATGTAAAATTATTATTTTGGTGTACCGCATAACCTGTTTTTGAGTCGGTAAGTCCATCTTCAGTTTTTGTAGATGTTGGTAATCGGTCACTTCTCATTACCATTTTAGTTTTATCATTAAAATTAACACCAGATAATGTAGTATATCTATAATATGCCGGTGAATATAACACAGATAATTGGTTTGATGGTACATCACCTAATTGACCCTTAGCTTCTTTTCCATCATCAGGAGTGTTTGCATTTTGACTTTCACTACCACAACTAAGGTAACCAGCATTACTTTTTTTCCCTAAAAATGTACCACCCCCAATGTATGGAGAATTAGTATATGGAGATCCTGGTATAATAAATGATGGTATCGTATAGTTACTTGATTGTAATATCGTTCTTGGAGTATTAGTTAATGAAGAAGATCCAATAAATTGCCATCCACTAACTGGTTGGTAATCGGCAACACTAAGATCATCCGTAGATAAATAATAATAAGGATAGTTTGAGGTAAAAGCAGTATAATTAGGGTTAGATCCATCCGCAGGTCCTATATCAAAATTATATGATGGGAAATAAAGATTAGTGGTTGAGTTTGTTGTGGTGTTATGACTAGCAGGTTTTAATCCTGTTGGTTGTATGGGGACATTTAAAAAATAATCTCCCTCAGGTGTTATAACATTACCATACGATTTACCAAATATTCTTGATAAATCGTATTTTATTTTTTGTGTTGCGGTATGAACATCAACACCCCTATTTAAAATTATAATTTCAAAATCAGCATAGTTAGTCATTTGATCTAAAGCTTGTCCCGCATCATAAGTATTATAAGTACCCTCACAACAATATATAAATTGGATTCTATGTTTTAAAAATGAACTTGTAGGAAATGTACCAGAGTTACTACTATTACCACAGATTGCCTGAAATTCAGAAACGGTCATACCTGTTATCATCTGATAATATTCCACATCGGTAGGGTATTGAAGATCCACAACTTCATCACCACTAATTGATGACGGAATGTTTGAAATTGGTGTTTGGGTAATTATAAAAGATGTTGTATTTCCAAACGTATCAGTAATACTTGAAGGGTTCGCATAAGTAACGGATATTGGTGTTTGACCTGTTGTTGTTGTACCCGTAATTGAGTTATTACCTAATTGATTTAATGTAGCTCCCGTAATATTAACATTTCCATTGGATTGTGTTGGGTCATTAAAACTAATTGGTTTACCAACTTGCATTTGATCTTTAGTTCCTGGATTAGCTAAAAGAACTATTATTTGATCTTCAAAAAAAGTATTACCATTTAAAGATGGGTTAACAAAACTTTTTATTCTATTTGCACCACCATAAGAATCAAAATATTTATCTCTTGTGTTAAATTCATTTAATTTTTGAGGAAAAGTTGCGGTTGTAGGAAACGCCCAACTTCTTGGGTCTTGACCACTATTATCCCAAGCCGCAAATAGGAATGGTTGTGGTGCGTGATACAACGCAAATTCATTACCAAATATTGTTGTTTTATTAACCTCATTAGGGTCTGTAGATGATGATAATATATCATAACCAGAAAAAAGTCTATTGTAGTCGGCAATCCCTCTTGCAGCAACCTGAGCAGTAATATCTTGTTTCATTGCCGAAGTAGTTAACGATGGTAAATCACAATTTATGCATGCGGCGGTTGCACCAGGAAGACAATCTCCCGCCGAAAACGGACCATCATTTGAGTCTTCTTGATCCTCAATAGGATTGTTTTGGGCATTAGGATGTTGAACATCATACGCACTTGGCATATTAACCGGAGCTAAAAATCCTTTATTTTGAGCAAGTTGTTGTTGGTTAGTATTTGATTGTGCTGAGGTAATTGCGTCATTAACTGTATTTTGATCAATATCATCCTCTAAAGTTGCTGGTCCACAATCACAATCACAACTTGTACATTCAGGATAAGACATCATAGGTAAACCTATTCTTGGGAAATTTTTTATCTTAAGAAGGTATTTTACTGTAAAAGCAATAAATGCTATTGATAAACCTATTCTAAATATAAACGATACAAACTTTGCCACAATTCTTAAAATCAAACCTATATTAACTATAGGCCCACCTGGAACTGAAAACGCAAAATTCTCTAATGTTGAGTTAATCCAATCAATCATTTCCGATATTGCATCATAAAGGAAATATATTCCCAAAACGATTAATATGTACTTTAATACGGGCCACATCCATGCTATAAAGTGAGCAACAAATAATAATACTATTAATGGATATGCCAAAATACTCATAAAGACATTAAAAATAAAAAATATGGCGTCAAAATTTTTAATAATGTCGTTAGATGGAAATGTATTTACCGTTGATTTACAACTTCTGTTATCAATTTCTTTAATCCCTAAATGTTTTGCTCTTCCAACCCCATTTTTGTATCTATCAAGGAACATTGCCGTAGTATAAACTTTATTATAGTTCATTTCATAGAATGTATCCTCACAATTGATTGCGGATATAGGATCAACGTAATCATCCCAATCTAAACTAAAACTATATGATCTTAATAAATCAAAATAACCTTGTGGAAAGAATGTGAAGTCAAATTGTTGTGGTTGTGTATTATCAACAGGATTTGAATCTATTGATATTAGATCACCAACATTAACAGGTATAACCATAGTATCACCATAATATGGTAGTCCGTTAACATAAACGGTAAAAGTGTCGGAATTAGTCTTCCCATTAAATAGTAACCCACCTTCAGTAAATGGAGGTAAGGGATCACTTGTAATATTACCAGCAGTTGTATTAAATATTGTCGAAACTGCGGAGGTTGGATCAAACGGGTCTGTACCACTCGTATTCCAACCATGTTCTTTAATATTTGGAACTAAAAAATTTGCCCTTTGAAAATCATTTTGTATCCCACCTTCATTATTCCATTTAAATTTAAATCTATATTTTCCCTTTGTTGGGATACCTTTTGTTGGGTCATTTGAAATTACTTGTTCTCCAAATTCATTTGTAATAATGTAATCCAAATTCATTGGTACATTTGCTAAAAATGATCCGTCACCATCTATAATTTTTCCATCTTGCTCAAATTTATATTGTTCAAGAATTGGTAAATTATTTTTATCAGGATATATTGTTTGTCTTATAGATAATATTTGTCCAGGTCCTGCAATTAATTCACATAAATTTCCTGTATTATTTTTTGGTTTACAATTTGTTTTAAGTGAATCTTCATTAGTTGTAGAAATAAGAGACCCAATAAAAATAGCGGTAGGATTAATTGTTACGTTTGCTTCATTAGTTAAATCAAAATCAACTCTTGTAATACCTATTTGACAAATGTCTTCTTGACCCCAAAGAGGTGATATATCAACGTTTTTATTTACTGTTTTTATCTGTGGTAATTCACTTAAATTTGATGAGGATTTAAATGTTGATCCATTAACTTGTGTTTGAGTTGCTTGACCCGCATTAATTAAATCTTGTGGTGTTAATGAAAAACATCCAATATCCGATAAATCAACATCCATAAAAACGGTTTGAGCCCCAATTGGGACTCCAAAAATCATATAATCACCACTATCATTTGTTTTTACGGTATATTTGTAATATTTGTCATAAACCTCAATATATGTTTGATCTATTAAAACTTCTTCCCTATTTGGAAATGTCCCTGTTGCGGCATGAACACTATATGATGGGTCATGAGGTAATAAATTGTATCTATACCCTAACTCATTATTATCTGATAATGTTTTATATGGGTATAATTCAGATATTATGGGATTTAATTCATCTTCAGGATCAAGAGGTATGAATATAGAAACTTTAGCGTTTGGTAACCCAAAACCACCATTTACAAGAACTCTACCAACTACAACCCCATAGTCAGAACACACCTTTGTATAAAGATCTGATTGATTTATTTTTAAAGATAGGATCTCTAAAAAATCAAAATCTTGGTCTAATTTTACATTGATGTATTTGTCAACCCCTACTTGAGTCCTTATTCTATATGATTTTGGCATTAAAGTCTTTTTTGATAAATAGTTTATTTCCTATTTTCAAAAAATAGTTCTAATTAAAAAAAAATAAATTATTAGGAAAAATTAACCGTACTTAAATTGATGACCCTAACATTGATGTCTTTGTTAGGAAATCTAATTTGATATATTTGAGTAGGTTCAGCAAAAATTGTATCTGCAATTAATTGAATTTGTTTAGTTGCCGGATCTGAATATTTTTGAGATGTTTGATTTGACGAGTATTGCCCCCCAACTTTATTAAAAAATTCCATATCAGAAATACTTATTATTCCATTTTCCGCTTGGATTAATCTTCTTAATTCAGATACCACAACATTTTGACCTAATTGTCTTGTTGTAGGACTAAAGTATGTTGTGATAATATCAATGATTTTAGATACAACCGCACCTTGATTTTGACTAGCGTCTAACACAACATCAACATTAACCGCCAAATCAATTGGGTTTGCACTTTCTATTGAAATGTAATCATTAATCATCCTATAATTTGATAGGTAGTTTGCAACATTAGTTTTTAATGTATTAGAAACCGTATCAGTTAAATTACCACTTGTGTCGTAAGATAACATTTTTATCTTTATCATATTATTCTCTTCAGTAATTGCAACTTTTGCTGGTGCTCCGAACTGAGATGGCATTGTTCTAATAATTGATTCGTAATCATTTATTGTAACCGCTCTGTTTTGTGCTGAGAAGTTATATGATACCATATTTCTTACTTCTTCAAGTGTTGGTGCGTTTGCCCCTCCAATCGCCGCAGTAACGTTATTACATTTCAATGTATTAATAACAGATCTGTTAATACTTTCCGATGGACCATTAACAAAGAATGAAACAGTACCAATTTGATTGATTACATTAACACCTAAATTAGTTGCTTGTCCACCACCAACTCTATATTGTATAAACAATGTTGAGTTTGACTTAAGAGCCGCACCTAAAGCTAAATTGTTAGAATATTTATTTAAATCAAATCCTTTACCTGATCTTGCAAAATCTCTAAGTTGTTCTTCAGCAGAAACATTACCACCACCAAATGTCATTTTTAAATAACCTTCAGGTGTATACTCAGATGTAA